TCATTTTGAAATATTGCTGTTGCCATTATCTACCTAATACTCCTCCAGGTCTCTTCTCTCTTTGTATTACTTCCATAACTGCTACTTCCATAGCCTTACCAAGTGCTTTACCTTTTTCACTATCAAATGAGTTTGTTGAGCTTCCATCTACGTTTACGCTAATTGATACATTATTTGTTCCACTTCCACCTTTCATATCTACTGGAATACTTCTTCCATCAGGTAGTGGCACAACCGCTTCATTATCCTTGCCTTCTCCAACTAGATAAGTAGGTTCTGTTGCTATACCTCCTCGTCCATAAGCTGGAATTATTCCACCTTTTGCCATTGGTATTGGTCCTCCAAGTCCCATTGCAAACATAGCTTTCATTGCAAGTTGTTGAGCAGCCATTTGAGCCATTTGTTTCAACATAAATAACGCCATATCTTTAAATGCTTCTTTTGCTGATTTTGAACCATCTGCAATTGCCATAAACATATCTTCTAAACTTTTTGCAAAACTTATATGTAATTTACCTATTTCAGTTGCTGCATACTCCTGGAGTACTATTTGTTTTCCAAGAAGTTGCTCCTGTTTTTCCATGTTTTCAGTTTTGGTATTATCATTAGCTATTTCTGTATCGCTCATACCTTTTTGTCTTAGCTGTTTATTTATCATTCGAGTTGCTATTTGGTCTTGCTTTTCTTTTAATTTAACTTTATTTTCTTCAATTTTTTGTTGTTCCATTGCTCTTTTACCAAATGCTGTTTGACCAAATAAAGCATTAAAACCTGCATTTTGTAATTGTAAATCTAGTATTTTTTGTTGAGCCTGTAGTTGTTGACCTGCAAGTTTTGTATTTTGAATTGCCATCTGCAGTTTATCTGCTTCTCGTTGTGTAAGAATTTTCTGTACCTTTTCTTCTTCTTGTGCTGTCTGAAGTTTTTCTTTTGCAATTGTTACCGCAAAATCTGCATCAGCAATTTGTTCTTTTGTTGCAGTCTTTAAGTCTAAAGCACTTCTTGCTATTAGAGCCATATCTCTTTCTCTCGTAGCTGCCGTAACTTTTTCTTCAGCAGATAAATTTTTTGTTGTAATAAGTGCTAACTTTTGTTCATCATTTGTTGCTTTTGTAAACTCTAATTTTTTTCTTATATTTTGCTGTGCTGTTTCTTGTTCTATTCGTTCATTCGTTACAAGTTTGTTTATCTGTGTTTGAAAACTTTTTAGCGCGGCTAGATCTTCTACATCTTTATCTACTACTTTTCCTCCTCCCAGCCTTTGTGAGTCTACAATAGCTTGTTGAGTTTTTATCATGTCATCAACAGCACTTCTCTGTGCCTGATAAAGTCCTGATTTACCCATACCACTTAACGACTGACTAAAAGTTTTTGATACTTCTCCTGCTTTTGCAACTCTATCGGTCATATTAGTAAATTTTTGTTCTTCTTCATCAATTGATTTTACTAACTCTTCTGAAGCCCCTTTAGCAGTACCTAATGCTTTTGCATATTCTGCGTAAAGACCTTTTAATGGACCAACTGCGTTTTCAGATAAACTTTTGTAAGTTTGTATATTACCCTTATTAATTTTTTCTAATTCTTCGTCTTTATAAACTATTTCACTCAAGCTTGCTACTTGTTCTTTATTTTTATCAATAATTGCTTGTGCACCTGCTATTCTTTTTTTCGTGTGTTCATCATAACCTTTACCCATATGATCTCTTTGCATATCTGCAATGTTTTGTGTTTGAGTTGCTATAACACCTTGTGCTAAACCTATAGCACGTGAATTTACATCTGTACCAGCTTTAAAACCCATTTGGTCCGTGCCTCTGTTCATTCCAACACCTTTTTCTAAATCTTGAAACTTTTTCCTATTAACATTAACTGAACCTGCAGATTTTATCATATTACCAAATTGTGCTGATGTTTCTGTTCCTTTTGCAATCAATCCATCTTGTCTAAACTCAACCATTTTTGCAAGTTCTACATTTAATCCAGCTACAGATTTTGCAGTACTATTTATTTTTTCTTCAAAAGCTTTTTGGTCGTCTGATTGATTTCTGAAAAAGTTAACCATAGCAGATCCTAAACCTACAAGAAGTCCAATCATACCTAAAAGACCCACTGCACTCATTGCAAGTTGCATACCTCTTGCAGCAATTCGTGTTGCCTGTACTTTCATTTGCTCGTACTTAGCATGCATCATAAGTCTTCTTTTATTCTCACGGTCTAAAAATGTTGAGTGTGAAACTTCTATTCCTTGTTGTTTCTTTTTACTTGTGTAAAGAGATTGCTCCATTAATTTTAGATGATTATAATATTGTCTTCTTCTCTTTTTATTCTCTTTTCCAGCAAGTAATGTTCCACGTCTCATTGCTTTCATTTCAGCATCTATTTGTTTTTTACTCATCTGACCATGCATAGCACCTGGAACTTGTCTTCCAATCTGCTTGTTCATTTTGGTTATGCCTTTATAAGCCTCTTTTCTTCCACCTACCTGGTCTCCTTGGAATGTAGATAATTGTTGTGCCCCTTGAGCTTTTAAGAAAGCGCTTTGAGTTCTACCAAAGTTTCTCTCTGCACTTGCTCCCATTGCTTCAAAGTTTGGTAAAATTGATTGTAAAATAGGTTTTGTAAATAGTGCTAAAGCACCTGCGAGTGCAAGAACATTTTCACTTAAAAAACTTAGAAGAGGAGTAAGAACATTTGCAACACCAACTTGGAAAGCTTGTACTACTTCTCCAAAAGCTACTTGAAACTGTTTAAGTGCATAAGCAGATGGGTCCATAGCTTTAGTAATTTTTCCGAACTTCATTTCTGCTTGTCCTAAAACTTCATTGGCAATCGCTTGCGACTTTTCAAACTGGTTTAACTGATTAGCATTTTTACCTATAGAATCCGCATAAGCTTTGATAGCTGGATCTAGTCTTAGTACAATACCAAGTTCGTCAAGTAATTCTGGCTCAGCTTTTGTTATACCTCTTGTAAGACGATTAAACGCGTCTGTGAGGTCTCTTCCTAAAGCAAGGGAAACGTTTTTTGCGGCCGTACCAATTTCTACTAATTGATCTCGACTTAGTCCTGCAGCTATACCAATAGCTGTGGCTGATGCAGCTTCTTTAAATCCTATCTGACCTGCCGTTGCAGCTTGAATGTCTTTTGTAAAGGTTCTATATGCTACACCTGTAATAGCACCAAAGGCTTCTTGACCTTTGATTAAATTTTTGAAATCTACTGAATTTTGAAAGAATTGGAAAGCTGCAGATACAGCAAATACCTGTGCGGCTAAAGTAGCATAAATAGGTACAATACCACCTTCCATGGTCTGCGCCATTTTAGAAAAGTTTTTAGTACTGTTAGATGATTGTTGTGAAGCTCCCTTTAGGCGTCTATCAGAAGCATGAACATTATTTGCAAAGGACTTTATACCCTTTCCTGCATCTTTAGCTTTAGCACCTAATTTTTTAAGGGAACCCTTATCATCGGCTCGTAACTCTGTATCTACTCTATTTTTTGCCATTTATCTTTTTGCCTTATTTTCAGCTTTCTTTCTATCTCGAGCTAGTTGTTTATTTATTTTTTGCATATTCCTAGCTTCAATGTTTTTTATAAAGAGAATACACTGGCGTTTGTTTTCTATTTCAAACTCAGTCAATAATCCATGTAACGCAGACCAGTCTTTTCCTGTATAAGAACCGCTACTTCCATCCCATCTATCGGGTAAAAGTTGATGAATAAAAAATGCCTCTTGTAGTTCGTAAGGAAAATCTGCTACTTCTACAGGCAATTCATCTGGATCAGGTTCTTTACCTAACTGCTCACACATTTTTAAATATGTGTCTAATGGTATATGATCTTCTCTATAGTAATTGTCTAATAGCGCAAATAGTTGTACTATTTGCTGCTGGTAAAATTTTCAAGGTCGCCTACGGTTTCTGTAACCCAAGTGTCAAAGTCAGCTGCGTTTTTCATCATAATCTCAGCGTCTTCTTGAGTGTAAGGTAGTTCGTCCTCTAGGTTTACTGAACTTACATCTAGTAATAACATTTTTTCTAGATATTTATATTTAAGTCCAGACCAACCTTTTATAACTGCTTTACAATATTCAATTATAAATTTGTCGTCATCAAGTTGCTCTTCAAAGCCTCTTGTTTTTTTATTAAATTTTTGAGAAAGACATCTTGATCTTAATTTTACAAGTTCTTCTCTTGATAAGTAGCATAGTTTAACACTAAATCCAGCAAATTCTGGATAGTCTACTGCTACCGTTTTGCTTGGAGTTAATAAACTCGCTAGTGATACTTTTGTTTTTGTTTCTGTCATAATAATTCCTGGTTAAAATTGGGGGAGACTTGCTCCCCCGAGTGTTTATTAACCACCAGTGTAAGTTATTTTTGCTTCAAAGTCGTTAGCAGCACTTGGGTCTACTGACGCTGGTAAAGCGTGAAAATTAGTCTCTAATGAAATAATGTCATCGATAGAATGACTTGGTACTTCAAAGTGACATTGTGGTAAATCTATTTGCACCTTTGGTGCAGTTGTTCCGCCTATTTTAAATACTGTATTAAAGCTGTTAGTAATAACAGTTGTTGCTTCAATTAAGTCTTCAAATAAGTCAGCACTACCACCTGATTCTCTGTTTAAATAACATGTAAAGTTACCTGATACGTTTCTTGTTCCTGTGACGTGTCCTAAAGGTTGGTTAACTACTCCTAACGTTTCTGGTGTTAAATAAGTCATGTTGTTTTCCATGGTTATATTTCCACCTGTTAGAACTAAGTTATACGAACCCCCACTTGAGCCTGGGAATGTAGATGTATCAGTTGCTGTTACTGATAGTTGGGTTAATCTATTTCTAATAAAATTACTTGTTCCAGTTACTCCTTCAGTAATTGATGTAGTAGCAGTTGGTAACGCCGCTAAATCACTTACCATTGAAGCAAATCCTGACCATGTAATAGTTGCGATACCGTCAATATCAAAATCAATAGATGCTGAATTTACAACTGCATCTTTTAATCTGTAATATGTAGGACCACTTGCACCTGATCCACCAGCTGCACCACCCATCTCAAAGAACAAATCAAATGTTCCAAGAGCAGGTTTTTCTGAGCCAGTAAAGTCAAATATTAAACTACTTGTTGAGTTGGTCACACCTGCACTCCATACTGCTTCTGTATCTGTTGCTGAAGCTGTGAATGAAGGAGCAGCTACAAAGTTAGCCCAAAGAGCTTCCTCAACTGCGTGATGATGATTATCAGAACCAGTTGCTTCCCAACCACCTGCAGTACCATTTGTAGATACAAAAGGTCTCATGTAGGTTTGGAAAGACCATTCAGCTGGAGCATAAGAATCTGTAAACATTTGTCTACTTCTTCTACTGTTTCCAGAACCATCGGCCATCTCTGCAAGAGTAATTTCACTAGTATTTGTGCCTTGTGAGAAACTGAATCCATCTAGTACAGGTATGTTCCATTGAGTTGCTGCTGTTGAACCAGCTGCATTCACACCCATAGCTAAATAGACTTCCGTATCTCGGCTAAAATAAAATTTATCTGCCATTTTTTTCTCCGTTTTCTTGTAAAGAGCCTTGACAAATGATTACTTATCGTAGCTGTTTACTCTTTAGTATTGGATTTCTACTAGTACCTCACCGATACCTAAAGGATCCATGACACCTTCATCGGTATCTATACTAACTATTGTGGTTTGCACAGTTTTTTGTGCAACTCCATTTTTATCGTAATATGTAAGAGGATCTTCGGCTTCAAGAACAGTTTCCACATCTTCTAATAAAGCGTCTAAAGCTCCTACACTATCATCATTATCCTCTATGTAACATCTTAATGTTATAGTAAGATAACGAAATTTAAATCCACCTCCATCATATGTACGCAGTTCTCTTCCTGCATTTATATGAATAGATGGAAATTCTGTTACTTCGTCCCAAAACTTTAATCGTGGACTTACGTCTGCAACTGCAGTTTGGTACTCTCCTGTGCCATCTATACGCTCTATAATATCTACTAACGCATTGACAATATTTTGTCTACGAGTAGTATATAATCTTGTTGCGCTTTGTTCTGGCATATTAAACTCTTCTTAATAATGGTTGCATACCTTTCATATTGGCTGCAACTATTTCTCTTATACTTTGCCCTATTATATGTTTAGGGTCTCTATATTGGTTTGCCCAAGGAGCTCTTCCGACTCCTGGTTCAAATACTTGGTATGGATCCTTTTGATATGTATATTCAATTGTTAATCCACCTCTTGGTCCATAAAAAGTATTTACTACTTCTGCACTATCTTTAAATCTTCCTGTTCTGTTTCTTAATCTTGGCAGTTGCATTTTTTCTAATACTGCTCCAGGTAATGCTAAATTTATTATCTCTTTTAAAGCTAATGCTTGTGTATTTTGAGTAGGACTTTGAGACTGTCTTTGTTTCTTAGATCCTGCTCCTATAGTAACTCCTGTTGCTTTTGAAATTACTTTCTTCTGCCTAGTAATTTCTTGACTCATTGTTCCACTTAAATTACTACTAGTTTTTTGTGTTTTTGTCTTTTTAAATGTATCTTGTAGTTCTTTATTAAATTTAAATCTTAAATCTAATCCTCCATCTTTTTTAACACCTTTAAATCTTTTATCTAATGCTCCAGTTTTAGTAAATCTAAGTCCTGCTGCTTCTAGCATTTTTCTAGTAGCTCCACTAGCTGCATAATCTTTAAATTCATCTGTTATATGTGGACTAGAGGCATATGCTTTATTTATATCTTTTGCTGTAGCTTTTGGTCCTAATTTCTCTTTTAAAAATTGTTTTAAGGCCGCTTCATAATTATCTCTAAATTCTTCTGCGTCACTCTTGTCATAATACCCATCATTAGAAAGAGAAGCTGCTGGTAGTAGTACAAATTTTGCTCTATGATTCGCTATAAATTTATCCACAGATTTATTTTTATTTACTCTAGATTCATATTGTACGTTCCAGAAAGCTTTTACATAATCTCCAAATAAGTCTATATATGTATCTCCTCTATCAACTGACTCTTTTAAAGCCTGTACAATTGCGTTTGTTACTACGTTACCTACTGCGCCTTTCTTTTTAGCGATATTCTGTCTTCCACCAGTAGAAGTTACCTGCCCCTTTCCTTGTTCTTCTTGTACTAAAGAGCCATGTTCTGCGGTAACTATTTTAAAATTCTTAACCTTTTTCTTTATTTCCTTTTTTAAATTAGTTATAGCACCGTCTTGCCAACTTGGAGTGGGGAATCCTGCTTTTACTTTTACTCCACTCTTTAATGTTTTAGCTGTTTTTCTCGGTATACCTTTTAACTTAATTAAAATGTAATCTTTTGTATACTTATGGGATCTACTATTATTTATTGCTTTATATCCTCTCTTACTTCCTCTTTTTCTTTTTTCCCATGTCTGTACACATTTAGTAAGATCTTTCCATACTTTATTTTTGTGAGCGCTTACTATACTAGTTCCCAGCGCTTTGTCTATACCTTTATTTACTAGGTTATTAACTAAACTATTCGTAAGTTGATTTTCCCATTGTTTTCTATTGAGTTTTATTTCTACAACAGTAATATTAGTAGCAATTCTTTCTTTTAGAAAATACTCAAAATCATTTATAAAATCTTGTCTTTCCGTCTTCATACAACTACTCTATACAAGTCTAGCACTCTTTTTATGTGGTCGGGAAAATCAGTATTGTTTCTAACACTAGAGGATCCTTGGGATTCTAATGTAGCACCTTGTATTGTTCTTCTCGATTTGTGCTCGTCTCGTAAGTAGTATGTAATTAGGTCTTGTAGCGCTAATTTGAGGTCAGAAGGTACAGCTGAGTAGCCAGATCGATATGCAATCTCTACAGAGCCAAAGCCTTTTTTAAAGTTTTTAGAGTTATTTCCTGTAACTCTTCTAACTGCATCAAATGTAGTATCTACATAATAGTCACTATTTACAGTTAGTGTTGTATAACTTTCTGTTGGGCCTTCTCTTTCTTTCACTGAAGTAACACTTACTAGAGGACTTTCACTTACTATTATAACTGAGGTCTCATCTGTAATGTTAAATACTTCTGTTTTATCGGTAGAGTAATAATCAACAAAACTTGTTCCACAATATCTCTTTACTAATTCTGAGATTTGAGGAACTAAAATCGCTAGGCGATCGTCATCTTTAGCTCCAGTCAGCCCTTCTGCATCCTTATAATCTTGTACTGTAACTAAATCTGCCATATTTAAAAGTGTGGGTTTTAAGGTAAACCCACAAAAACCATATTAGCATATTAAGATGCTTGGTAGTTTCTAACAACAACTGCGTCGCCACCATAAGTAGTAGCACCACCGATAATGTGATCAAATCCAAGTCTTTGTGAAGCCACAAGTACTCTTCTTTGGTTCTCAACATCATAGTCTGACTCAATTGTTACGCCTCTTAATCTAGGCATTACAAAGTTTCTAGCATATAGAGCTAGGGCATGAGATTTATCCACACCTTTTGCAGCGAATTCGTCACAAATCAATACTCTTGATCCGTATACTTGACCGATTTCACCGTTAAGTTTAGTAGACATGTCGCCCACCATATTAACATCTGCAAACTCTGCATCTTCTAGTAAGTTGTAGTAGCACTCTTGTGATACGATATATACAACTTCATTTGGGTTAACACCATATTTGCCCATAGACTTTCTCATTTCGAGAAGTTCTAAAGCTGTTAGCTTTTCAGTAGCAGCTGCACCTGAGCCAGGAACAATTACGTTACTTGCGTCAGTCGCTTTGTGTACTAAACCATCAAAAATACCTGATGTGTATGTACCTTGAGCATTGTTACCAAATAAGATAGCATTTTCGATACCTCTTGCATGCGCTCTAACCATTGATTCTCTGATCAAAGGTAAGATTGGCATAATAGCATCTTCTTCTGTTTCGTTTCCGATAAATGATTTTGAAATTAACTTCTTAACTGATAATGTTTTTTCTGTTAAATCAACTCCGCCTCTGTCACCAGTAGTTACATAAGAGTCACCTCTTTCTGATAAGTTACCGTGTGGTGAAGCACCGTCACCAGTTCCAGCAGCTGATACGAATTCAGCATAACCAGCATCTGGTAAGACTGGCATAATCATTGAAGCACTAGTCATTTGAATCTCTCTAAATAGAGGAGCCAATATTAGTTCATTTTGAATATCTCTTTCAAT